TTCCCTAGTGTGGTAGTAGCCGCTATTCCCACAATTGAAACAATGCCACAAGTAAGCACCATCATCAGTACGCTTTACATTCAGGCGTTGGCGTGTGTCTTCACCTTGTTCGCATGTTCTGTGTGAATACTTGCGTTGCTCTCCATATTCTAGTGGCAACTCCACATCATTGAGAGTCATCTCGTCTAGAGCTGGCTTCCCGTAGATTGTGTTCATCTTGCTTTCCTTTGTGTTTAACACGTTGTCGCTTGTCCACGTGCTTACCAGCATTGCGGTTAGGCGATACTAATAATGCATGAACAACTTTGTTGCGTGGACGACGGGGCATGATGACAGACCTAGCCGAACACTTTGGCGTACAACTCCTGCGCTGACTTTTGGTCGTCAAGCAAAAGCTTTTGCATGTATGCAACGTTGAGCGCATACTCAGGTGTGTAACGCTTGCACTTACGTGCCCAATTGATGAGAGTACGTGGTGACATGGTAAGACCAATCTTACCGCTATCATACGCATTACGAATCAATCCTGCAAACCTCACCATGTTCTTAGCCAAGTCAACAGGCACTTCAGCCTTACTAGTAATGATTTGAATCTCATGTTTGGCAGTAAGGTAGCCTAGATAGATTGTATTTGTGAAGCGGTCAATGGTAGCCGTGTTCTGCACACCGACACCAGTAAACGCACCAGTAGTATCACCCTGACCTACAGTATTACCTGCGAACACAAGCCTGAAGTCATCGTGTGGCACTACAGTGCGGTCGTTGCTATCACCCGGCATCTCTTTGAGATAGAGATAACCGCCATCTTCTAGCAAGTTCTGCATACCCATAGCAATTTCTGCTGGCATCAGCTCCCACTCGTCAACTAGACACACAGCACCATACTTTACAGCTTCAGTAATAGCACCATCTTCCCACACAGTAGCACCGCCACGTACCACTAGCGTACCGAATAGGCTAGCAGATTCTACGTCACCTGACATGTTGATACGAATGAATGGGCGATTGAGTTTAGCACAGATATACTTTACCAAACTAGACTTACCTGAACCAGTAGGCCCATTGATAAGTGTCTTGTCTGCATCTTGCATACCTGCTACTAGTAATGCGGCTTGTTCCTTCTGCACTACATAGTCGCTATCCAGCTTGGGCACTAGGCGTGCAATTTCAGGGTTAGGATTGTCTTCCAACACATTGACAGGAAAGTCACCAATAGCAGGGGTGAATCCAAACACCTTGCTGAACAACTGCTGACCCTCACCAACAACTGCTGGTTCAGTAGCAATTGACGTAGGCTTCACAGGTTCAGGGCGGTCTTTGCCCAATTGGGCAGCAATAGCACGTGCAACATTTTGATTGACTGATGTAGCCATTACAGTTTCCTCTCAAGTATGTTTAAGATTGCAGGGGTTAATTCAAATTCACTATTTACAACAGAATGACTTTTGTAATAGTGAGTAACATTATCATCCATGATACCAATAGCATGAATGTCAATTAGCTTATCCAACTTGTCAATTACCTCCTTAGTGTATGACCGAATGTCACCAGCATATCGTCTACCAGCAGGGCTACCATCAGACAATACTAGTAACACTTTACGTTTCTCTTTGCGTTGCAGTAGCTTCATGCCAGCATATGCAATTGCATCACCGTCAGTATTCTCCCACAATGCACCTGATGCAATGTTGAACCTAGATACAAACTCATTGTCACTCACTCGTTCACCGAAATCATTGAATACCCACAACATGGGCCAGTCTCGCTCAAACGTGTTAGTAAAGCCTAGCATTGAGAATGGTATGTTCAATGGTCGCAATGCAGCAGCCATAGCAGCCGCACCAGCACACGCCATGTCAAACTTTTTACCACTCATGCTGCCCGAGCAGTCTACCAGCAATGTTATCGCCGTGTCAAGTGTGTCGTTGGTTTTACGTTGCCTGAAGATACGTTGCGAATTATTAGTATCACCAGTAAGAAGACGATGAAGACTCCCATTATGTAACTTGCCTTTCTTTAAACCATACTCATACTTGTCACGACTACGCACTTGTAACTTAATACGTAACTTATTTGCCAATGGTTTGGCGTTATTAGTAACATAATTGTTTACAGTGGCTTTGTTTAGACTGCCCGAGCTAATGTAGCTCCGTACTTCAGGGTGTTCCTTACCTTCAGGAAAAGATAGAACAACATACTCTGATGTTTTGGGTACAACATATGCTTTAGACTTAACATCATCATGCGGCACATGAGTACCTACACGACTAGATTCATGCTTGTGCATCATGGTATCCATCAACTTGTCTACAGTGATGATGTCTTCATCTTCCTTACGCTTTGGTTCACCTCCATCGCCCTCACCATCTTCACTACCCTCACCTACACTCTTGCCGTCATCTTCTCCCTCACCATCTCCCTCTGCCTTGGCGCTACTAGTATCATCAGGCTGTTCGATATACTTAGCAGGGTCTTCTCCAAACACATCACGCAATATTTTACGTGACAAATCCATCACATCTTGCGGTGTACCACGCTCTCGTATGCTTACCAGTTCCTTACTGTATCCCAGTAGCTTGTTGTACACTTCCCTGTTGTCGTCATTCATTGCCTTCAGCAGGGTATGAAACACCTCGCTAGCAGAATCAATCCAATCTTCACGTAGCGATGCATCCCACACAAACAGGGGCAATGTAAGTCTTTGTTGCTCACTTAACCCTGAGTCCGTAGATTCTAGATTTCGGACTACATCACTTCCATAGATTGTCCAATACTTGTTACTAGTAACAACGTCACCAGCATACTCACTATCGTTCAGGTAGTCGATGCGGTGGTCTTCTAGCAAGTTGTTAATGAATGCCAATAGCCCTTGTGGTCGCTCTTTCTCCAGCAGTTCAAAGTCACTATGCACAATGTGGCTGGTTTCATGCTTGACATAGTAGCGGATACGTGTCAACCACTCGTTACTAGTATGGCTGTGCACACGTGGTATCCATATGCATTTACCATCAGTACGCGGTGTAGAATCAACCTTATCCCATCTCACTTGCACTTGTGCGTTCGCGGCACACGCAGATACGTATGTCTCAAACTGCATTGTATCAAGATAGTCCATGATGTTCCTTAGTTTATCATACTAGTAACGTCAGCATATGTGTACGCTACGAATATGCGATGATACTCTGAATCAAGCCAATCTTCCGCCTCAATGTTGTCGTTTTTATGCAACGCTACCTCAAGTTCTGCTTGCAATAGTGCCTCGTCATTCTCGTCTTCTAATATCAAATGCCTTTCGTTTAGTCGTTTCATTTCACGCTCCAATGCTTCTGCCGACATGGGTATGAGTAGTTTTCTGCCCATAGTTTACATCACTCCATACAGAATAGCAATAGCCGCAATAAATATAGTCAACATCATGAATGCGGATATTACTAGTAACACAAAACCAATGTACTTCAATGTACTAGCCCTCCCTTTGAGTTGATGCCGATTAAATCTAGCCTATTTGTGACGGGAATATAGTTGCTTTTGTGCATAGGTACGATTGTATGCTTAACGCTTTTTGCGTCACGTTCACCGCACGATAGGCATGTTTTGTAACCAATTGCCGCACGTTGGGGCAAAATAGGCTCGCCACAATGATGACAGACCATTACCCTACCCTCGGCATTAACACTTTTACTTCTACCCCCAGTTCATTAGCCACTTGTAATTCTTTTAGCGTAAGTGTTTTCCTGCCCAGCAGTTGCGCCAACAGCGTAGCCTTTTGGTTCATAGCGTAATAGCGCCATGTACCATAGATGTTCCGTGGTTCAAATTCAGCCATGATTAACCCCTCATCAAAAAGTCGTAACCTAGCGGCAATGATATCACAACCGCTACTAGTAATGCTTCAAAGAATTCTCGTATCATACACTTGCCCCCAGTGCACGCAGACGTGATTTTGTTGTACGTGTAGGCCAAATCCGTAATGTTCTAAAGTTTACATAGAATGCTGTATCCCGATATAGATAGGTTCCAATATGGTTACCAAATAGGTATACTTTGGCTTGTTCCATTCTAGCATGCATTGGCTCATCTAATTCGCATTGATACTCCACTTTAGTATTATCCATACTCCATGTTTTCTTGGCTTTGATAGCCTCAATCATCTGCTGTTCAATCTTACGCATGACATTCTCCAATGTTATTAGTAATGGGCGGCGGGGCATATGCCCCACCCCCTACACTTTAGGCATCCTGCATCTGAATCAACGCATGAGCCACTTGCGATGCTGCTGTTGCGAGTTCGCCTATCTCATCAGCAGACAATGGCTCCAGCGTATCGCTCTCAAGCTTGCGACGTGCCGAATCAATGAACCCCATCAGTCGCTGGAAGTCAGTCTTACCTTCCTGCAATTCTGACTTACCCTTGGGCATAGGCTCATCCGTCACCACGTTACGCACAATGTAGCCATCGTCACCCACTTGCCATACACCGACGTTATTAGTAATGGCTTTGGCAATGACACTCTTAGCCGAACGTAGGCTATTCTTTTCCTCTTTTGTGAGGTCACCATACTGGCACAATTCCTGCACCAATTCCTTATGCTTGGCGTTCAGGTGCTCGACATCTTGGGGCTGTTCAGGCCAGCATGTAGCACGTACATAATTCGCCCACACACCCTCGCCAGCGGTGCGTGATTCGTCCTTGGCTTTACCTTGGTTACGTAAAGCGTCGCGTAGGTTTGCAATGGTTGACATAGTTTGCTCCATGAAAAGACTTACAATTGTACCACAGATTTTTGTTGCTTTTACACAACACTCGCTTGCACCGCTACCTCATTGTAATACGTGGTAACGATACATGGGCTCGACTTACGTGCATTTTTAGTGCGACGAAAACCACCCATGTTTGGTTTTTTACCATCACCTTTTTTAATGGTAAAGTATATTGAAGGTGTTTTTAGTTTGTTTGGTGCTCTCATGATTTACTCCGAAAGTGTTAAGGTTTATACGTTACTAGTAACGCATAAGATTAACACCTTAGGCATAATGCCATAGTGTTAACTTGCCCTGCAAAGGGTCTTGTCGAACATGGGTCGCATTACCCATCAAGCCGTGAGAGTATACCCTCATTTTTACTAGCCCTGACACAATCACCCCGCGTTAGGCGTATTTCGGCATTGGCTTGCCTCTGGCGCATCGATGGCGCACTTTAGCCCACGTTCTGGTGTTGACTATTCTATGCACGTTTAAAGCCCGCTACGGGTGTCACCCCTAAGGCATGGCTACAATGTAACCGAGATAAAAACCCTTGTCAAGTGAAGGGTTATTGCCCCCGCTACCTAGTAGCCGAATCGGTCAATCGCTCAACCGATGGCCCCGAATGTAGCAGGAAAATCGAAACGGTCAAGTATGCCAAAAGTATTACAGCAAACTGTAGGGTTATTCGCCACTCCACGTAGTGTGACGCGTAGCAAAAAACATGCCAAGTCGCCGCACCACGTAGCCTAGTACGTATACTACTACTTAGGTTATAGAAACATTACTAGTAACATATACCTATACTAGTATACACTTCTATAACTATATGATATTATTAGTATACTACTATATTAGAATATAACTATATAAGTATATACGGAAGGGTTTATATAGGTATAGAATTATATAACTACATAGCTATATCTATATATATTATAGTATTTATATATGGCTACCCCTACTAAGGGGGGTTAAGGTGTTGTTTTTATTATGCACTACAGCTTAAAATTATCTCATAAAAATTATTGCTTGGGGGGTATATGTAAACTTTTATTATTTATTGTCTCTAAACCACCATACAAGCTATTTTTTAAGTAAGGGATGGAATGGCTAAACTTTCTTTAACAACTATTACAAGTCGATATGCTAGCGTAGACGCCCTAAATGCCAACTTTGAGGCTATTGAGGAGGCGCTAGAAAACACGCTATCCCGCGATGGCACAGCTCCTAACGTGCTGGAAGCAGACATTGACGTAAATGGTAACAGAATTCTCAATTTACCCACTCCTTCTACGTCGGGAGAGCCAATAAACCTAGCATGGGCTGTCGCCAACTACCCAGATTTTCAAACTGTAGCTGGGTTGGCTGATGAAATTGAAGCTTTAGGTGACATTGTTACAGAAATTGTAGGTGTATACGGTGGATTGTCTAACATTGCTACGGTCGCCAGTGGCATTTCTAACGTAAACGCAGTAGGAAGCAACATCACCAGTGTCAATACGGTTGCTACTAACATTTCAAACGTAAATAATGTCAATACAAACATAGCTGATGTAAGTACAGTTGCGGCAAATATAGGTAGTGTCAACACCACAGCGGGTGCTATTAGTAACGTTAACACGGTGGCTGGCGCTATTGCCAGTGTGAACACTGTGAGTGGCATTTCCTCTGATGTAACGGCTGTAGCTTTGATAAACGGAGATGTCACTACAGTATCAGGCATCTCTGCTAATGTGACAACGGTTGCTGCTGATGGTACAGACATTGGTACGGTGGCTACCAACATTGCAAATGTCAATACAGTGGCAGGTATTTCTGGGAATGTTACAACGGTAGCAGGAGATAGCGCCAATATTGGCACAGTTGCAGGAAACATTGCTAACCTAAACACTGTTGCAGGTATTTCTGCAGATGTCACAACTACTGCTGGCAATAGCACAAACATCACCACTGTTGCTGGCATTAATAGTGCCGTATCTACAGTTGCAGCAAATAATACAAATGTTTCAACAGTAGCAACAAACATCTCAGATGTTATTGACGTAGCTACTAATATAGCAGATGTACAAGCAGCGGTTGCTAGTGCAGCGGCAGCGGCTACTTCTGCAAGTAATGCAGCAACTTCTGAAACCAATGCTGCTAACTCGGCTCTTGCTGCTAGTACAAGTGAAACTAATGCTGGTCTTTCAGCTACTGCTGCTTCTACATCAGCCACGGCTGCGGGTAATGCACAGACAGCAGCCGAAGCTGCTCAAGCGGCTGCTGAAGCAGCGCAAGAAGCCATTGATGGTCTTTATCTTGGTGCTCAAGCATCTGACCCAAGTGTTGATTTAAACGGTGACCCAGTGACAGCAGGAGATTGGTATTATAACACTTCCACTGCTGTTACCCGTATTTATGATGGTAGTGCTTGGCAGAATGGTGCAGTTGATACTGCTAGTTTTCTTTTGTCTGGTAATAATTTGTCTGACGTTAATAGTGCCACCACTGCTGCTACCAACTTAGGACTAGGCACTACTGACACACCTGAGTTTGCATCTGTTAAAGTTAACACACTCCCTAGTTTAGGCATTGCTGATGTAGCTAAAGTACCACTTGTAGCAACAGATGGCACTTTGTATCAAGGTTACAGTTCTGTAGCTATGGGATATAGAAACCTCAATATAAATAGTTTTGTTGTTGGTACTAATGGCGATACAACTAATTTAAGTACAGGTAGTTATAGAAACGTTGTTGTTGGAACCACCGCTGGTGCAAATTTAAATATAAACGCTGACCGAAACGTTTATGTAGGTGGGTTTGCTGGAACTAGCGTAGGGGCGGCTGGTTCCATTTCAGGGAATATATCTGGTCATGTTTACATAGGGTATTACGCTGGAGGCTATCAACAAAGCGGTAAAGGTAGCACTGGCATTGGGTATACTGCTTTATTGCTTGAGAACCGAACAACTGCTAGTAATCCTCCTTTTAACACTGTTTTTGATTCTAATAATACGGCTGTTGGATATGAAGCAGGTAGGAACGTTGCAGACGGATATAGCAATACGTTTATAGGATATAAGTCAGGTTATTATGTAACAGGCGACTATAACACTGTTCTTGGTAATTATAATGGCACATCTGATGCTAACCATGACATTAGCACTACAGACAATAATGTCATTATATCTGACGGAGCAGGTAATGTACGCGCTCATTTTTTACCAGACGGTGAACTTCTATTGCCCTCACAGCCACGTTTTGCAGCAAGACGCACTTCTAACTGGGCAACTTCTAGCGCAGATTATATTTTTGATACTGCAGACATAAACATTGGAAGTTGTTATGACACTACTAATGGACGTTTTACAGCTCCTGTAGCTGGGACATATGTAATTATGTTTAAAGTAAGTAGGATAGACTACGCTCAAGCTTATTTTTATATTCGCAAAAACGGAACAATTATTACTGGTTTTACAAACCGTAGTACAAACGGCGCACAAACTATGTGTCATTATACAGGCATGTTTGAACTTGTTGCTGGAGATTACATTACTTTGTATGCTAACAACGCTTTCGGATGGTCGTATGGAGATAATGGTAGTTACTTGGTTTGTAGATTTGAAGGTTATTTATTAGGATAAAAATATGACTATACAATACACAATAAGTCTTTCTGACGCAGAAGACAAAGCTTTAAAATCTTTTGTAAAATTACCACAAGAATGGATGGACAATTTTATTCATTCTCGGTGTAAAGTTGCAATTGAAGAAATTGCTAAACAAGAAATTGACCGTAAACTTGCAGCAGGAGAGCCAGTGTCGGGCACAAAAGAAGACATTGTACTAGCTGCTAATGTTCCTACTGCTGAAGAAAAAGAACTTGCGTTTTTAGCGCAAATGTCTGAGTTATCTGAAGATATTCCTGAATAATCATGCCGGGAGAAGTACAACTTTCTGACGCGCAGATTGATGCAATTGCTGAAAAAGCAGCAGAGAAAGCATTCAACAAAATATATGCTGAAGTAGGTAAATCTGTTCTTACTAAGTTGGCATGGCTTACTGGCGCGGCTGTAATTGGCCTATTTATTTGGCTAGGAGGTAATGGCAGTTTGCCGAAAGGATAAAAAATGATTGACCCAGTAAGTGCCTTTGCTATGGCGTCTATGGCGTTTAAAGGCATAAAAAAAGCAGTGGAGGTGGGTCGTGAACTAGAAGATATAGCGGGATTTTTTGGGAAATATTTTCAAGGAGTAAGTGACGTAAACAAAGCAGTCGAAGAAGCTGCTAATCCTCCGCTATTTAAAAAAGTGTTTGCGTCTGGCTCTGTGGAAGAAGAAGCAATGAACGCTCTTATCCACAAAAAGAAAATAGAAGAAATGGAACGCCAAATCAGAGAGATGATTACTCTGCGATATGGTGTTGAAGCGTATAAAGAAATGATGCAGATGCGTAGGCAAATACGCGAACAACGTGAACGAACTATTTATAGACAAGCAGCAAGAAGGAAAAATTTTTTATGGAATACTATTTACATTGGGTTAATATCAATTCTTCTTGGTTGTCTATGGTGGTTGCTAGTTTTCCTCATTAATTACAAAGGAGCATAAAATGCCAGAACTAAAAGGTAAAAAATATCCGTACACTGCCAAAGGCAAAAAAAAGTACGAAGAAGATAAGAAAAAAGAACAAATGAAAAAAATGACGCAAAAGAAAAATGCGACTCGCCGTAGTTGAATGGGAAGATGCTTGTGAGATTGATAGCACGCCTTGGGAATTTGAGCCAGAGGAGCATACGTATACTCCGTATATTGTTACGCAGGTCGGTTATGTCTGTTATGACGGGCCGGAAGGAATTATACTTACATCGGCATATGGTAGTGGGCAGCTTGCTAGGCGTAACCAAATCCCGCGAGGAATGATTCGTAACACAACATATTTGGATACTTATGACGGATAAAAGTAAATATTTGGACGCTAAAGGTAAACGAGTAATTCTTGGGCTGTTTAAAGAATTTGCTCGTCCTGACGTAAAATTTAAACCTGTATACACTATACAAGAGTGGCACGATGTATTTATGGATTGTCGTGACCCATCCGAATATTCTGCTGCTATGATGTTACTTGGTGATTGGGAGCACTGGCTTGAGGTGCGTAACCACCCTATGATTAAACAACATGTAGATAAATGGCATAAAGAACTTGAAATTAAACTACGCTCCGAAGCTATTGCCCAAATGCGGTCACATGCTAAACAACAAGGAGGTACGGCTGCAGCTAAATGGCTAGCCGAAAAAGGATATGAGCAAGATAAAAAAACAGTGGGAAGACCTAGAAAAGAAATCGAACCTGAAGCACCACATACAAAACGCATTGCAGGCGACATGGCTCGTCTGGGCATTGTTGTAGGAGGTAAAGTATAATGCCTTACATGACTAATGGTAAACGTGACTACAATAAACAAAAACTTAACGATGATAAAAATATGAAAAACCGTGCCAAGCGTAATGCAGCACGGCGTAAACTTATGCGTGAAGGTGCTGTAGCTAAAGGCGATGGTAAAGACGTAGACCACAAACGCGCACTCAGCAAAGGGGGCGGTAATGAACGAAAAAATCTTCGTGTTACTAGTCGGTCTAACAACCGTAGTTTTAAGCGTACTAAGTCTGGGAGAATGGCATGATAGCTTTACCAGCATTGTTAGAGCTAGGTGGTAAGCTAGTAGACAAACTTATTCCTGACCCAGAAGCTAAGGCTAAAGCACAACTAGAACTTACTACTATGGCTCAAAAGGGTGAGCTAGCTAAAATGGCTAATGAAACAGAATTGTACAAGTCGGAACAAGACAACTTATCGCAGCGTCACACGGCAGACATGGGAAGCGATAGTTGGCTTTCTAAAAACATACGCCCATTAACGCTTATAGCCATTCTAACGGGTTATTTTGTGTTTGCCCTTATGTCAGCCTTTGACCTTGATACAAACGCTGCATACGTGGAGTTATTGGGCCAGTGGGGCATGCTTATTATGAGCTTTTATTTCGGGGGTCGTACACTAGAAAAGATTATTGACTTAAGGAAAAAACTATGACCTTTCGACTTTCTAAACGGTCACACGAAAGACTTATTGGCGTTAATAAAGAATTAGTACAAGTTGTTAACCTTGCAATTGGTAAATCTAAAGTTGACTTTGGTGTATCAGAAGGTTTACGTTCTGTAGAAAGACAAAAAGAACTTGTAGAGCAAGGTGCAAGTCAGACAATGAAAAGCATGCACATTACTGGTAGGGCTGTTGATTTAGTAGTCTACATTGGCCCTAAAGTTTGTTGGGAACTTAATGTGTACGATGATGTAGCAGAAGCTATGCGAGAAGCAGCTCGTGAGCTACAAGTGCCTGTACGTTGGGGTGCTGCATGGAATATTGATGACATTACCAAATGGGAAGGCACAATGGAAGAAGCCATGAACCATTACATTGACACACGCCGCAAGGAAGGACGGAGGCCATTTATTGATGCGCCGCACTTTGAAATATGAAATTTATTATTATTTTATTCACGTTCCTTTCTCCGGGCGTTTTGCAAGTGCAAGGAGAAAAGACAGTAAAAACTATGCAGGAATGTGTAGAGGAGGCATATAAAATTAACACTGATGGTAATGTCCCTTTTAACGCTGCCTGTGTTCCAGCAAAAGGAGGTATGATATGAGCGAACGCGACCCACGATTGAAACGCGCAGGAGTGTCTGGATTTAACAAACCAAAGCGTACTCCTAACCATCCTAAAAAGTCACACGTTGTTGTGGCTAAAGAGGGAGATAAAGTTAAAACCATTCGTTTTGGTGAACAAGGCGCTTCTACTGCAGGTAAACCTAAAGCTGGTGAATCTGAGCGTATGAAAAATAAACGCGCTAGTTTTAAAGCACGGCATGGACGTAACATTGCTAAAGGCAAAATGTCAGCAGCTTATTGGGCTGACAAGGTTAAGTGGTAATGGCTAAATCAAACCCTACTAATAAAGCTTTGTGGAGTAAAGTAATTTCAGAAGCTAAGAGCAAGTTTAAAGTATATCCTAGTGCGTATGCTAATGCGTGGGCATCTAAAGAATATAAAAAGCGTGGAGGCGGTTGGTCTGGCGCAGACAACAGGGTAAAGAAACGTGGCTAAAGGCGGACTAGGTAAATGGTTTGGTGAAAAGTGGCTAGACATTAAAACAGGCAAACCTTGTGGTCGGTCTGGAGATAAAGATAAACGTAAAAGTTATCCTGCATGTAGACCCAAAGCTGCGGCTGCAAAACTTACTGCAGCAGAAAAGCAAAGCATGTCAAAAAAGAAAACTAGTTCAAAACGACAATCATGGCCTGTGACTCCATCAGGCAAAAGGAAAAAGACTTGAGCGATAAAGACCTAATCAAACAAGCAGCAGAAGCCGACCTACTTACATTTATTAGGTTGGTAGCACCGCATAGAATGCTTGGCGCTATTCATGAAGAACTTTGTTATTGGTGGCAACGTGAGGACGCTAAAGACAACCAGCTTGTGTTATTGCCTCGTGACCATCAAAAAAGCGCAATGATTGCATATCGAGTAGCGTGGTGGATTACTCGTCATCCAGAAACTACTGTATTGTATGTATCTGCGACAGCTAACCTTGCTGAAAAACAATTAAAAAGTATTAAAGATATATTAACAAGTGACATCTATAGGTTTTATTGGCCTGAGATGGTAAACGAACTAGAAGGTAAACGTGAACGTTGGGCAGTAGATGAAATATCGGTAGACCATCCTAAACGTAAAGAAGAAGGCGTGCGTGACGCTACTGTTAAAGCTGCAGGTATTACGGCTAACGTCACAGGGCTGCATTGTAATGTAGCAGTGCTAGATGATGTAGTAGTTCCTGACAATGCGTATACGAATACAGGACGAGAACAAGTAAGAGCGTTTTACTCTCAGTTGTCTTCTATTGAATCTACAGGCGCAAAAGAATGGGCTGTAGGTACTCGTTATCATCCGGGCGACCTATACAAGGATATGATGGACATGACGGAAATCTACTTTGATGATACAGATGAGAAGACAGAAGAACATGTTTATGAGACGTTTGAAAGAACAGTTGAAACAAATGGTGAGTTCCTTTGGCCTAAACAGCGGAGGGCTGATGGCAAAGCATTTGGTTTTGACGCTAAAGAGTTGGCTAGAAAAAAAGC